AGAACTACTTTAGCGTCTGATAATCAAAGCAATTATATCAGTCTAAACTTCCCTAATGGCCTATTATACTGCTGTTTAGCAGAGACATATGCCTTTTTAAAAGGTCCAGCAGATATGTTGACACTTTACGAAAATAAGTATAAACAGGAAGTAGATAAATTTGGTGTAGAGCAGATCGGTAGAAGAAGACGAGATGACTATACTGATGGGGCTGTTAGAATAACAATACCATCAACAACACCTTAAGGAGTTTTATTATGGCAATAACATCGGCAATATGCACAAGTTTTAAACAAGAGCTTTTAGTTGGAACACACAACTTTACAGCCACAACTGGAAACACTTTTAAAATAGCTTTATACACGAGCTCGGCTACACTAGGAGCTGGAACAACAGCTTTCTCATCATCTAACGAAATTACTAACACATCTGGAACTGCTTACACTTCAGGTGGAGCAACATTAACAAGCGTAACTCCAACAACAGATAGCACGACAGCTGTTTGTGATTTTGCAGACGTTAGTTTTACAAACGCATCGTTTACAGCAAATGGCGCGTTAATTTATAACTCATCACAATCAAATAAAGCATGCGCAGTTATCGCTTTTGGTGGTGATAAAACTGTATCTAGCGGAACTTTTACAATTCAATTTCCAACAGCAGACGCTACAAACGCTATCATAAGATTAGCGTAAGGGGGAGGAACGGATGTCCGTTACTCGAACCTTTACAGTAACGGTCGTTAGCACCGGCTCTGGTAATAAATATTTTATTAATGGTGTTCAACAAGATACCGTTTATTTAGCAGAAGGCTACACTTACAGATTTGATCAATCTGATTATTCTAATTCAGGTCATCCACTAAGATTTTCTACAACTTCAAACGGCACTCACAGTGGTGGTTCTGAATATACCACTGGCGTAACAACAAATGGAACACCAGGTTTTGATGATGCTTACACACAAATTACCGTAGCGTCTTCAGCGCCAACTTTATATTACTACTGCACACAACACTCAGGAATGGGTGGCACGGCAAATACTCCAACTTCAAACACTTGGAGTATGTTAACGTGGAGTCAAAATTCTTGGGGTGCTCAAGACACTGTTACAGTTTCACCCACAGGAGTTTCTGCAACATCATCAGTTGGTGATGGAACAAATATGGGTGTGCCACAACAAGGTTGGGGCGGTCAATCATGGAGCACAGGAGAATGGGGTGAAGTAAACGATAACACTGTCGAATTAACAGGTTTAAGTATTACCTCTTCTATTGGAACAGTAATAGCTGCAGCTGCACAAGGTTGGGGTAGAGCAGAATGGGGTGAAGAGCCATGGGGTGAAAGTGATAATCCTGTTGTAAAACCAACTGGAGTATCCGCAACTTTTTCTATTGGATCAGTTTCTGTATCTGCACAAATAGCAGCTGGTTGGGGACAAGATGGTTGGGGAGATGAAAACTGGGGCCAATCAGGATTAACTTTAGAAATAACTGCTCCTGATGCAATGCAATCTAGTGTTTCTGCAAACGCTTGGAATGATGCTTCATGGGGAGAAGGTCAAGGTTGGGGAGAATTTATTTTAAGTCCTGCAGATGTAGTGGGACTAACAGGTCAACAAATAACTTCTGCTGTACCAAGTCAATTAGATATACCAGAGCAAGTTCAAGGATTTGGAATTACTTCTAGTGTTGGTTCAATAACACCAGGAGAATTTGTAGTAGGAGTGGGCGGTCAAGCAGTAACATCTTCCGTTGGATCTTTATCTCCTGCGGACGTAGTCGGATTAACCGGTCAAGCAATAACTGCAAGTGAAGGTTCAGAATCATTAGTAATAGGTGCAGTAGAGCTAATTCTTCCAAGTGGAGTTTCAGCAACAGTATCTGTAGGTAGCATAGATCCTATTCCAATGGTCGTAGGATTAGGCGGTCAAGCAGTAACATCTTCCGTTGGTTCATTAACACCAGCAGATGTGATGGGATTAACAGGCGTATCTGGAACAGTTTCTGTAGCAGGATTTGGCACCGCTTCTGGCTTTGGAATTCAAGCATATTCTGATGTTGACACAGGGTCAAATTCTTCGTATACAGATGTTGCAACAGGATCAAATACAAGTTATACTGACGCTGCATAATAGGAGATAAAATATGGCATCAACATATACACCACTCGGTATAGAACTTCAGGCAACTGGTGAAAACGCCGGAACGTGGGGAACTAAAACTAATACAAACTTACAAATTTTTGAACAAATTGTTGGTGGATTCACACAACAATCAATAGCAGGTGGAGCACAAACCACAACTTTATCTGTATCTGATGGATCAACTGGAGCAACTTTATCTCACAGAATGATTGAGTTTACAGGTACGATTACAGGAAATCAAATCGTAACCATTCCATTAGACGTACAAACTTTTTATTATTTAAGAAATTCAACATCTGGAGCTTACACAGTTCAATTTAAATACGTGTCAGGATCTGGTGATTCTTTTACTTTCTCTGCAACAGACAAAGGTGATGCCGTTGTTTTTGCCACTGCGAGTGATGGAACAAATCCTAACATTCTTACTTTACCAGCTGGAACTGTTACCACAGCTGGGACGCAAACTTTAACAAACAAAACATTAACGTCTCCTATAATTGGAACTTCTATTTTAGATACAAATAGTAATGAAGTAGCTAAAATTACAGCTACGAGTTCAGCGGTTAATGAAGTTACTTTTGTAAATGCTGCTACAGGAAACAATCCATCAATCGACGCTTCAGGTGATGATTCAAATGTAGGTATCGCATTAAAAACAAAAGGGACTGGAGTAATTCAAGCAGAAGATTCAGGCGGAAACGTATCTGCAGTTAAGATAGCAGGTAAAGAGACTATTTGGGTACCTGCAGTAGCTATGTACCCTAACACTACTGCTGGAGCAGAAGCTGCACAAGTAGAGTTATCAAACGGCCCTGAAATTAAAGTTTTAGATTTCGACAAAGATTCAGATGAGAATGCTCAATTTGCTGTTGCATTTCCTAAGTCATGGAATGCAGGAACAGTAACTTTCCAAGCATTCTTTACAGCTACTTCAACAGATACAGGAACTGTGTCTTGGGACTTAGCGGGAGTTGCTTTAGCAGATAATGGTGATTTGAACACTGCTTTTGGAACAGCAGTTGCACCTACAGCAAAAGCACATAGTGGTACATCAAATGATTTAGACGTTACAGCAGAAAGTGGAGCAGTTACTATTGCGGGCTCACCTGGTGATGATGAGTACGTTTTCTTCCAAATAACTAGAGATGTGTCAGATGATACTTTAAATGCTGATGCAAGACTATTAGGAGTTAAATTATTCTTCACTACAGATTCTGCTAACGATCTATAAGAAGGAGAATAAATGGCAGGATTTGGCTATCAAATTTTAGGCTTCGGATCAGGTGGAGAAGCAACTAATCTAAGAATGCTCATTGTCGCTGGTGGCGGCGGTGGAGGATTTGGCTACTACGGCGGAGGCGGTGGAGCAGGAGGTTATAGAACTTCTTGTCAACCATTACCAGGAGCAGGAACTGTCATCACAGCAACAGTTGGTGGTGGCGGAAGCGGTAGCCCAGCACAAGGAACAAAAGGCTCTAACGGAGTAAATAGCTCAATCTCAGCTCCAGCAGGACTTACAACAATCACATCAGCCGGAGGCGGAGGTGGTGGTAGTAGAGGAAATCTTGATGGTTCAGACGGAGGTTCTGGAGGTGGTGGAGCTTGGGGTCAACCAGGAACAGGTGCAGCCGGATCAGGTAACGTACCTTCCGTAACTCCCTCTCAAGGAAATGATGCAGGATCAGGAATCGGTGCCGGAGGCGGAGGCGCTGGCGGCGTTGGAGGAGACGGTCATTCAGGATGTGGAGGTATCGGAGCACAAAACGATATTACAGGATCAAGCACATATTACGCTGGCGGTGGAGCAGGTGCCGGAGATAACACGGTGGGTATCGGAGGCCAAGGTGGTGGCGGAAACGGTGCTACTTGTGGAAGACCAGGTTTCTCAGGAATTGCAGCTACTGCTGGAACAGCAAACACAGGCGGTGGCGGAGGAGGAGGTTCAGGAAACTTCCCTTCAGTTGGTGGTCCATTAGCTCCTGGAAAAGCTGGCGGATCAGGTGTGGTTATTTTAAGATTACCAACTTCTAAATATTCAGGAACAACTTCAGGAAGTCCAACGGTTACAACATGTGGGGCTTGCACAATTATAAAATTTACAGGAACGGGAACTTTTACAGTATAAATTATGGCAGACTTTGCAAAATTAGATGAAAATAATGTAGTAACACAAGTTTTGATGGTTGCGGATGCCACTGCAACTAGCGAGGAGGCTGGTGTAAATTTTTTAAAAACAGTCTACAATGAACCAGATGCTGTTTGGAAACAAACATGGGAAGATGGCAGCCAAAGAAAAAATTTTGCTGGAATAGGTTTTACATATGATTCAAGCAAAGATGCTTTTATACCCCCACAACCCTATCCTTCATGGACATTAAACGATGATACTTGTGAATGGGATCCTCCTGTTCCTTATCCTAGTGATACGCCAGTAGATAGTGATGGAAATCCAGCAAATTATAAGTGGGACGAAGACTCACAATCATGGATTGTGGTTCCTTACCCTGCAGATCCTAGTTAATATCATTTACTTTTGTTTTAAATATGTTATGTAATCTTGTATGAAAGATTATAAACCTACATGGCAAGTCCACGGAATATTTCCTGAACCAATTTATTTATCTCATTTAAATAGGCCTTTTACAAAAAAAGAATTAAAATCTGTAGAGAGTCATAAAAAAGATTTAATTCAAAACGCTGGTAATAAAACCTCAAAGAACAAATAT